GTAGGGATAAAAATAATGATGATATCAGCAAAGAAGATGTGAAAGATCTTTTTGATGAGATCAATGCCGATCAGGATCAAAGCGAATCAGTATGTGATCAGATCCAAAAAAAGAATAAGGAGAATTCCAAGGGCAAACAAAAAAGATGGAGTGGCGAAGATGATCAATTCTTGCGGGATAATATCGATAAAATGAGCAATCAAGAAATGGCGAATGAACTGGGAAGGACTCAAGCGGCAGTCGCCTTTCGATTAGTAAAACAAAAGATTAAGCGCAAGCCCAAATCCAAAAACCTTCGCCGGGCTATGATACTGCCCTTTACTATCTGGGTAAACTCTGTCCTAAAGAACATCAATATATAGATACTAATAAAAGCCTGCGTCACAAGAATAACCGGACTTGTATCGATTGCAGAAACTTAGATCCGACATCCCTCAAGATCACGGTCAATTTTTCCAATCATCTCGATCTTTGGGATGAGATAAAAGAGATCGCAAAGAAGCGTTTAAGAACACCAGAAAACCAAATCCTATGGATGATCAAACGAATTCAAGATCATGGTAAATTAAAGGAGATGGAATGAACATGCCCGCGCCAGGACGGTTACTAATCGAATCCGCATTTGCGATAAAGCCCGAGTTGCTTTGCGATAAGTTGCTCAATCTTAAACACAAGAGGTCGGAGATCGATCGTCAAAATGCATATTGGTCAGCGGCCCCGGACATAAGATCCACTCTTGCAAAAATAAAAGATGGTATGGGGACTCCGATTTATACCATGGATATCAAGCCGGAGTTTAAAAGAGTCTGCCAGGATTGCAAACAAAATGTATATGAGGTGATCACCCTTGAATGGATCTTTGGTCTTCCCGTGCGCTGGGACAATGCAAGCGGGCGGATCGAATTAATGAGGAGGGATGTCTCAGTGTACCAAATATCCGCAAGTCTATTACTCGTCAACGAATTATCTCGATTGAATATATAAATGAAAATGGTACTCCGATGGCATGCGATTTAAAAAATATGGATGCGGTGATCGTTCAGCATGAGATCGATCATATTAATGGGTTAACCATCCTAAGCAGTAGAAAGAACCGGAGAAAATTCGATGAGCCAAAAAAGAGCCAAACTGATTAGACAGACAATTGCGTCCAATCCAGATTTGACCCCTGAAGGGAAATTGATCGTCCACGAGCGGGTTAAAAAGGCCAGAGCCACCCGCAAGATCAAGTCCATGATCCCCAAGAATCAAAGGATCGGATCGAAAAAGCGAAAGGCGGGAGAATCGATCAAAACCTATCGGGCGCGTCGCAAGATCACCAATGAAAGGAAAAGGAGTAAGAATCGTGATCATGGACATAATCAAACAGGAGCTGATCAACCTGAAAGTTGATCTGGCCAATATTATCAGATTCATATTCAAAAGGGTCTGGGGATTTCTCAAGGGGATTCTAAAATGAAATGCAAAATGTGCGACCGTCAGATAGAAGCAGGCGACGTGAGGGCTTTTATCAAGGATTATCCGCATGGTCATGCCAAGCATGTAATCGTCAGATAGATTGCCCCAGGTGCGGAGAGATCGTCCAAGCCGCCGTCAAAAGATCAAGCTTCTCGGAATATGATCCAAAAGACAAGGTGATCTCGGCGGGGATCAGGACATTTCCCCGATAGCATTACAGCAGATAATTATAGTCTGCAAAGAGGTGACCCAATGCCGACAATTTCTTTCGGCATATGAATTGGAAATGATCGATGATACCGTGCGCAGGTATAGGCGCTGGGGAGATCAAATGAGATTGTCCCAAAGGCAGTTCAATATCATTGGTCAGATCAAGGGTAAATTGTTTATCGGAGGGTAAAATGATTGCAAGAAACGATGGCACCGGAACCGATGGAAAGATACATTATATCGTGACATCCAATAATGTCACAAGGGCTGACGGCGATGTATATTATAGAGAAGCGATCGTTGTCGTAGATCAATTCGCAGAGGCGCTTAGCATGATGGCAAAAGCGGTAAGGGAAACAGAACGATTTGCCGCCGAAATGATCGAGGCGCTCAAGGATATATTGATCGATCAGGGATCATTCTTCTGGAATCCCCGATATCAATATGCGCATTGCTCGGCTCAATTATCCGGCAAATGGCTCCCGCATATCATGAATCGCAGATTGATGTTTTCAAGATCTGGATGGACTCGCAGGCCTAAATCGTGGGGATAGGAAATAAATGGGATTTGTAAAAGGCGAGACTCCACCATTCAAATTTAAATGCGATCAGGGACATCGCCATCAATTTGAGCATACGGTCAAAAATTGTTGGTGGTGCAAGAAAAAGGATGTTCCCCGAAATCAGCCCGGGAAATCTTTTTTATATGGTCACATAAGGCATCTTCATGAAAAGGAGTTAATCCCGATTGAAAATAATATCCGGAGGGATTGGCAATCCCAACAAGGCAAATTATTCAAAGGCGATGTCGAGATCACAAGCCGATCAGGAATCAAGATGGGAAATTTTTATGAAACCATGACCGCATGCCTATTCGGCGGGCGAATTGTAAAGTCCCCAGCAGAGATAGGCACCAGGGCCAATGGCAATCCCCGAGAGGTCGTGCCGGATATCATATGCGATGAAAGAAAGCATCTGATCGAATCCAAGGCGTGCCGACAAAGATCGCATTTAAATCTCTATGACAATCAAGTAAAGGGATATATGACCGCATCCAAAATCAAAGGGTATAAAGCACGCTTTGCTATTTGGAGGCATGGATTTCAGGGCATCCATAAATACAAGGGCTCTTTGATCGATCTGTATAATGGGATCGCCAATTGTACTTATGCTGGATTGATCCTACCCTTAAAGCTCGTGACGGATCTTTGGGAGCATGAGCAATTTAAGAAATATCATCGGCCGGATCATCTGGGTAGTTTGACGGCCTTGCGGAGCAAATTCATAAATCACTTGATCATCGATCCAGTTACCGCATTGACTGATATCAATCTTGATCATCGGGAATACATAATTGAAAGGTGGCTATCGCCTAAAGAATTGATGATAGAGAATGCGCCGGTCCCGCAATTTCCATTGCTGATAATCAGAAATGTTGTCCCTGATATCTGGACAACTGGGGAGGCGCCATTTTGAAAACGATTAAAGATACCGATGGAATCGAATATGCGATCCTTGATGTGACGACTAAGCATCAAACAGATGATGCGGTCTTATTTGACTATGATGGAAAAGATACTTGGATACCAAAATCGGTCATGGAGGATTGGCCGGACATCGGGGATAATGGAGAAGCAATGGTCAAAATGTGGTTTGCAGTCGAGAAGGGGTTAGTATGATCACTCCAATTGCGAGAAACCCACAATATTGTTGCGATGGATTTGAATGGTATGGGGATCATTTGAGATGCGTCAATTTAGAGCTGACCGCGAATCTGGAATATAAATGTGGAGAAGGCATTCCAATGGATGAGGATCAAATGCCGCCGGAAATGGATTGCCATCGACGAATTGAAATGGATACCGCCAAAAGCGTTTTATCCGAGGTCGCTTTTGTCTTTTCTCCAAGGAGAAGTTAACATGATTTACACATCTTATTTTGCGAAATCGGCTCATCTGGATAATGCGATCTGTATTACCATTACAACACCCAAATTTTTCAAGGGAGAATCATATCATGACTTAGCGCCGACCGGTCGATTGATGATTGGATATAAAAGCGGTAAGATCACTAAAAAGGAATATCGAGCCGCGTATTTCAAGTTGCTTTTTGATCGGGGATTAGATCCCGTTAAAGTGGCAGCAGATCTGGATGGTAAAGTGCTATTATGCTGGGAGAGGTCCAATGCATTTTGCCATCGGCATCTTGCCGCCGAGTGGCTCAATAGAGCCGGATTTAGAACAAAGGAGTTATCATGAAATCAAAAATGATCAACTTATTACGGGATGTTTGCATATTCATCGTGGATGATATTATAATCAATGGTATCGGCGGTAGTCTGGTTTATATATTTAGCAAAGCCATGGCGCACGAAGAGAAGATACGGATAATGGGATATGCGCTGATGTATGATAATCCCAAAGGAACAAAGGCGTTTGAAATGCTAAGCAAAAAAACCCAGCAACGGGTTTTAGATATAAAACGTAAAGAAAAAGAAAAGGAGAAAACAACATGCCCCTCCATTTAGATTATAGGCCCCCGGACTTCGGTTCATTTATCGGGAATGAATCCCTGATCGATTCCCTGACCTCCATATTTGTCAAAAGGGAAGCAGACTATCCCCATGCGATTTTATTCCATGGCCCAAGCGGATGTGGAAAGACGACTCTTGCAAGGATCATTGCCGGACATTTGGGATGCCCTGAAAAGATCGATGGAGCGATCAACTCTGATTTTGTGGAAATCAACGCGGGAAACAATCGGGGAATTGATACCGCGCGGGAAATCCTTGAAAATATGAATTTCAAACCATGGATGGCGGAATCCCGGGTCTGGATCATTGATGAAGCCCATCAAACAACAAAGGATTTCCAAAACGCCATGCTCAAAGCATTGGAGGATACGCCATCCCATGTTTACTTTATCCTTTGCACGACCGAGCCTGAAAAGATTATCAAGACCATCCGCAATCGATGCTCAAAGTTCGAAGTTAAATCTTTATCAGATAATCAGATTGTTGATCTGATATGGCACACAGCAAAGGCCGAAGGAATTGAGGATATTTCAAATGATGATCTATCCTCCATGGCCAAAGCCGTCGAGGGATGTCCCCGAGAGGCTCTTGTCCTATTGGATCAGATTATTGATCTCAATCCCGATCAGATATCCAGAGCCATTCAGGAATTTAAAACTCAAGAAGCCCAGGTGATCGATCTTTGCCGCGCGCTTGTTTATGGAAAGTCCTGGGACGTGATTCAAGAGATAATCAAGGGAATTGATGCAGAGCCCGAGAAGATCAGGTATGCGGTAATCAACTATGTTGCATCAATCGTGTTAAATCCAAAGAATCGAAAAGGGGATCGGGACAATGCAAGATTAATATTTGAATGCTTTAAAGAGCCCTTTTTCTATCAAGGAAAAGGCGCGATTGCATTTGCCTGTCTGGAGGTGGTTGATCCGATATAAAGGGGTTGTGGACAAAGGGTAAAGTCGACAGATAATCTGTGTCAGCGTTAATAGCGCCTATTGATGATGCTACCTCAAGCCGCTCAAATGGTTATTTTTCCATCTCTGATCCGGCTTAAGCTACCTTAAATAAAGGAGCATCCGAGGGTGTATGATTCAATAGTTGTGGGTTCGAATCCCACCAGCCCCACCATATAAGTTAATAATACGGGTGTCCGGTTTATAATAAATTAAAAGGAGGAAAAATCATTATGTTGGATGAATTTAAATGGGATCATATAGACTTTGAAAACGATCTCGCAATCGATCCCGATGAGCTGGATGAGGAGTGGTTAAAGCATCCGATGCTATTTGCCAAGTACTCCAACATGGCCAGCGATCTGGAACGGATTGCCAAAAAGGCCCACGAGCATGTCAAGGTGACTCGTTCCCGATTGATCAGGAATTATAAGAAAAAAGAGCCAAAAGCGACCCAGCAACAAGTCGAAGGGCATTATCGGGAACATCCCGATCATCTCAGCGCAAAGGAGATAATGATCGATGCCGAGTACGATCATTCAATGGCTCGCAATGCCGTCTTTGCATTTACCCATAGGCGGCAAGCCCTGGAGAATCTTGTCAAATTGATTCTACAGGATTGGTTCTCCGCCCCCAGAGATCCCAAAGTCATAACGGGAGGTAAGCGCCTGGTGGATATGAAAAGGAGCGAGACGAGTGAAAAGGTAAGGGCCGCTACTCAACCCAGATCAAGGACTCGAACGCGATCAAAATGAATCCTTTAGAGATTCTAAATGCTATATGTGGCGTACTTGCAATACTGATCCTCGGATCTCTTTTGATCCGATGGATTTTCAAAATCATTTTTAAAACTTACTTTGAAATAAAGGAGAAATTCGATGGCAAAAACAGCGGCAGAAAGAAAAGCGGCGCTCCGGAAAAGGACGGGACAGGCAGTTCAGACAAGGGATAAAAAGGGCCTTGGTAAAAAATCAGTTTTGAGCCTTGACCGGCTTCCGGAAGGTAAAATGATGAATAGCTGGGAGGTCAAATCAGGCAAGCCGACAAATCTAATTGATCTTCTCCCCTTTGTGATCACCCAGTCATGGTATAAGGATCTACGAACATTTTCGGGATTACCTACAAATCTTGATGTCGATATGTGGGATTACAAATTAGAATTGCCGGTGCATCGCAATATCGGCGAGAACAACGATGTCTTCTTATGCCTCCGATTGGCTTTTGGCCGGAAGTGTCCGGTCTGCGAGGATCTATCCGCCGAATACGATAAAAAAGAGCCGGATGATAAAATTATCAAGGCGCTCAATCCGTCCTGGCGTTGTTATTACAACATATATGATTACGACGAGCCGGAAAAAGATATCCAGCAATGGGAGGATGTCAGTTATCATCTATTTGAAAAGCATATGCTGGAGGATGCTGAGTTGAGTGACGAGGGATATGTCGCCTTCTCCGATATCGAAGATGGTAAATCCATCGAGTTTCGGGGCAAGGAAAAAGCTCTTGGCAAAAACACTTTTATCGAAGCGCAGGCATTTAACTTTTTGGACCGAAAGCCCTATGATGAAAATATCGTAAATGACACACTCAGTTTTGATATGTTGGTCATTATCCCAACATATGAAGATGTCGCCGCCGCGCATCATGAACTCGAAGGATATGACACTCCAGATGAGACCCGTGGTGCGGCTGATGCCGGATCAGATACCGGATCAAGGGAAAGGGAGCGTCCGAGTCGTGACAGGGGAGATCGTCCTGATCGATCCAGACCCTCTCCAGATGAGACAGATAAAAAGCCATGGGAGGATAAAAAGTGTCCCGAAGGTCATGAATTTGGAGTAGCCTGTACCAAAGAGGCCGAATGCCAGACTTGCCCTGAAGATGCATATGCAGCATGTCTTAAAGAGGCTGATGAATTGGAGAAAGGGCCAGAGACTCCTGCCGATGAGCCCGCCCCTGAAAGGACTCGGACTCGCACGACTACGGCCTCTGCCGATCGTCCGGCAAGGGAAAGAACTCGCTCCCGATAAAAAAGGATAAAAATGACAACGACTCCGAAAGTTAAATGGCTCCGTACTCCCGAGGCGAAAAAGATGATTAGCGATGAGGGATTCGGGAAAATTAGCCACTGGGCTTTGATCCGGTGGATTGATCAATATAGTCTGGGGAGAAAAATCGGTGGGCGATGGTTTATCAATGAGGCTCGGCTCCTTGCTTTTTTACGTGGAGAACTTGAAAAGAAAGGGGAGGGCTCATGAAAAGGACAAGGGAGCGTCCAGCCAGAAGAGAACGTCCTACCAGAAGCCCATTATCTGAGCAAGTTGAAAAATCCGCGGGTCGAAAGATCGAGCCGAGAAAGATCGATATATCGATGCTTATTCCATCCGGTTCCGCCATGCTTAATTGCGCCTGTTCGGATAATGCTCATGGCGCTTATGGTCTTGGTAAAATCGTGACTTTGCCAGGAGCATCGGCATCCGGCAAGACTATCCTTAAACTGACCACTTTTGCTGAAGCAAATCGACAAAAGCGATTTGATGAATACGATTTCTATTATGATGATGTCGAGGAGGCTCTTGAATTTGATATGGAATATCTTTTTGGTCCATCGACCGCCCAAAGGATCTTGCCACCGGATGGTACATGGGAAGGGCCAAATCCATCGGATACGATTCAGGATCTACAAAATAATATCCTCCGCATCGTCAAAAGAAAAAAACCATTCATCTATGTCCTGGATTCCTTTGATGCATTGACGACCGATGAGGAATTGGAAAAGGAGTATCGCAGATTACTCGCAAAGGCGAAATCGGATAAAGCGGCGGCAGAGATTGCTGGATCATATCATACCGAGAAGGCAAAGATCGGCGGTAAGGTCTTGCGGATGATCAAAAAGGAACTGAAAGTTCTCAATTCGACCCTGATCATCGTCCAGCAGATTCGCGCAAAGATCGGGGCGACATTTGGCCCGAAAACGGGTACCTCGGGAGGATATGCCCCGGAGTTCTATTCTACTCATCGGATATGGTTAAATAAGACCGGCAACATTACCGAGGAGGGATTAAAGATCGGATCAAAGGTCAATGCCGAGGTCAGAAAAAACAAATTGACCGGCAAGATCAGAGATGTCAATTTTGATGTCTATAATGACTACGGGGTGGATGATATCGGCTCCTGCGTCGACTTTTTAATCACACGAAAGCATTGGCCGAACGATGTCGATGGTAAGGGAAAGAAAAAACCAAATACTTTTGTGATTGAGGAACTGGGAATCACAGGAATGAAATCCCATATAAAAGATACGATTCGATCCGATCATGATTTAGTCAAGCCCTTATATGACATGGTTCATGAGTGCTGGAATATAAGGGAAGATGCGGCCCGATTGGATTGGCGGAGCAAATATGAATAAGGGGGGGGGTAAAAATGACCGAAATATTTAATAATCCAGAAGAAGAACCGACAGATCCAAAGGAAAAGATCAAGCCGAAATATATCTCAAGGATCGGATTTGAGGAGGTTCCGATCCGCAGGGGATTTACCGAAATCCAACATTTATGGTTTATGCTTGAACCTTATATTGTTCGCGATGACTGTATCATCTGTGGCGGCTATGTCCGGTGGATGGCCTCTCCTCATATGAACCCCGCCCCTGCCGGTGACATCGATTTATATTTCAGGGATCAGGACTTTTTTGATCTGGCAAAGGGAATGTTTGAAAACGAGAAACTTGAGATCAAATTTGAAAACGAGATCTGCATATCATTTAAAAAGATCGATGATCGGAAAAATCAATTCTTTGGAACTCCTCAAGTCCAATTGATCAAGCCGGTGATCGATGGGGCGATCGTTGCTACCGGCACGATGAAAGAGATCCTTGAGAATTTTGATTTCACAATCGTCCGTGCAGGATTGGTTGCCCCAGATCTTGCCATGGTCGATGCCGATTTTCTCCATGACGAAGAGAAGAAGATCCCGCGGATCAAAAACATCCATTGCCCGATATCATCCACCCTGCGATGCATGAAGTACTCCCGCAAGGGATATTGGCTCCCGCCGATGCAATGCTGTCGGCTCTTTTTGGACTGGCAGGATCGGACAGAGGAATATCGGGAAAAGATCCTTCATTTCTTGACCGAGGCGGATAAGGGTGAGGGATTGACCCGAGAACAGATCGATGAAATGGAAAGATTGATGAGGATTGATTGATGAACGTAAAAATATTTAAATACCCACTCCAAATGATATTTACAAATCAGCAGATTGCAATTCATGAGCATGCCGAAATT